AGCTCGACCTGAACCGCGGCGACGTGTCAGCGGTGAACTTCGGGGCGAGCCCCCACACGAACGTCGGTGTGCAGCGTTCATTCCGGCTGCAGCGGCCGGCGGATCTGCACCGAATCGCTGTCGAGCTTCGTGAAGGATCGGCTCTCTCGGAGCGGTCATCCGGACTGCTCGCCGAGATCATCGACTCCTTCGCCGCGCAGACCGACCACCACCGACCCGCCACCGAGGAGCCTCCGGTGATCACCGATGACGGCGCCTTGGAGTTCTTGAAACGTCAGCTTGACTACGAAACCGAGTCTTACGCGAAGAAGATCGCGAAGGATAAGAAGGTCGTCGCCGACAACACCCGAGGGCTGACGATCGACGCGAAAACCGGGAAGCCGGAGATCGACGCGCACTTCATCCACGAGATCATCCAGAACATTCGTCGTCTCTAAGGCTCATCCGTCAGGCGACGACCGGTCCGGACAGAGAGGAACCGTCGGCCTTTCAACCGACGGTCCCTTCCGGTGCCCACCCGGACTGCGGGGACTCCCCGCGGCGCGTGCTTTCGATCATAGCGACGTTTACGGCACGCGTCATCACTTGATTCGCCGCGAAGGTGCCGGGCTTACCGCGTCCGCACATTGCAAACAACACAAGGACTTGGGTACCGGCCGGTGCCCAGATTGCAAGACCGCGCAGGCAAACCACGCCGGAGCGGGTTGAGAGCACGTCACGCCGGAGCCCGACCTAAGCGCGATAGGGCCACCACCTGACCTCGACGCCGCCACCACCTGAACCGCTGCGCCCCCTCCGTTCACCCTTTATCGAAAGGAACAGCCATGAAGCTGTCCGATCAGATGCGGGCGCGGATCGCTGGGCTTGTGGACCAGCGATCGGCCCTGCACGACGAGCAGGCCGCGATCCTCGGCGAGGTCGAGAAGCGCGACGACAAGAAGATCACCGACGACGAGCAGACCGCCTACGACGAGAAGCGCGACGCGAAGAAGGCGCTCGACGCCGAGATCGCCGAGTGCGAGACCCGTCTCACCGAGCTCCTCGACGAGGAAGCCCGCGACGAGAAGGCCGCCGAGTCCCGTGCCAAGTACGGCAACCCGGACACCGCGGTCCGCGTCCAGGTCAACGAGCCCAACCCGGTGTACCGGCGCGAGCACGGTGGCCCGTCGTTCTTCGCCGACCTTGCTGCCCTGCAGCTAAACCGGCTGGAACTGGCGTCCGGTGTGCGGAGCCTCGAGGAGGTCCGCGGCCGGCTGGCGAAGTCGCAGGAGACACGTGCCGGTGACATGACGACCGTCGCCGGTGCTGGTGGCGAGTTCGCGCCGCCGGCGTGGTTCATCTCGGACTTCGTCGCGCTCGCACGAGCCGGCCGGGTCACCGCTGACCTATGCCGCAAGGCGGAACTGCCGTCAGGCATCTCCTCGGTCAACCTGCCGAAGGTGTCCAGCGGTACGACCACCGCGGTGCAGCAGACGCAGAACTCGGCGCTCTCCGACACGGCGATGACCACCACGTCGGTGTCGTCGGGTATTACCACCGTCGGCGGCAAGCAGATCGTGGCGATGCAGCTGATCCAGCAGACCCCGATCCCGTTCGATCAGGTCATCCTCGAAGATCTGGCGCTCGCCTATGCGGTGAACGTCGACACTCAGGTGCTGTACGGCACGAACGCCAACGGTCAGGTCCGCGGTCTGGTCGGGTTCGCCACCAACACGGCGTTCACGACCGCAGCGCCGGCACCTGCGTCGGTGACGAACACGAACTCGCTGTACTACACGGTGCAGAAGTCCGCAGCGGCTGTCCAGACCGGAAGGTTCCTGCCGGCCGACTCGATCGTCATGCACCCGAACCGGTGGGCATGGATCCTCGGCGCGGTGGACGCGAACTCACGTCCGTTCGTGATCCCGAACGGGAACAACTTCAACCCGGTCGGCACGACCGGTGAGCAGGTCGCGCAGGGTCCGGCCGGAATGTTCGGCTCATACCCGGTGTACACCGACCCGAACATCTCGACGACCGCGAACAGCGCGACCAACCAGGACGAGATCTACGTCCTGCGAAGCCGTGACCTGTACCTGTGGGAGTCGCCGGTGCAGCAGGCGTCGTTCGACGCGACCTACGCGGACAACGCCTCCATCTTGTACCGGGTGCTCGGCTACATGGCCTTCATCCCGAACCGCTATGCGCCTTCGGTGCAGAGCATTCGCGGAACCGGCCTCGTCGCACCGTGACCGGTGGGTGGGTAGGGCTTCGGCCCTACCCACCCCCGCTTTCCAAAGGAGACCCGCATGGCCTTGCAGCTGCCACACACCAGCCTTGACGACATCCTGGCAGCCGCGTTGGCGGGCGAGGTCGCCCCGACTGGTGACGTCACCTTCCCGACCGGCAAAGGCCCGGTCGTCGCCGATGACACGGACGGCCACACCTACCGGATCGGGACTCACAACGGAACGTTGACCGTCACCCAAGTCAGCTGATCCGATGCGGTCACGGGACAAGGTCGCGATCGGCTGGCTCGATCCCGGGCAGGTCGACGGGATGTTCGCCCTGTCCATCGCCAGCATCTACGCCGAACGGCTCGCTCAGATCGACGGCCTGCTCCGGGTCGAAGCTGGCGGCCTGTTGTCGCGGGGTCGCTGCGAACTGGTGAAACAGTTCCTCGACTACACCGACGCCCAATGGCTGCTGATGCTCGACAGCGACATGCAACTGTCGGTCAAGGGGTTCGACAAGTTACTCGGCGCCGCACATGACGTGGACCGGCCGATCATCGCCGGCCTGTACTTCATGGCATCACGGGGCGAGTTCTACCCCGGGGCGGTTCCGCTGATTTTCACGGCAATCCCGAACTCCTCCGCGTTCCTCCCGATCCTCGACTACCCGATCGACACCGTGTTCCCGGTCGACTCGGCGGGGACCGGCTGCTTGCTCATCCATCGCTCTGTGTTCGAGAAGATCCAGGCCGACGCGAGCCCGCACGAGGGCGACGCATGGGTGTGGTTCCGGGATATGCCCGTCAACGGCGACTGGTTCAGCGAAGACCACTACTTCTGCCAGCGAGCCCGCGGGATGGGCTTCCCGATCCACGCCCACACCGGCGTGGTCTTGCCGCACCGGAAACGGTTCTGGCTGTCGGACAAGCAATACGTGAGACCGGAGGTCACTGATGGCTGAGTGCGCGAACTGTGACAGCGACCGGATCCAGTGTGGCGCCTGCCTGGACTGCGGTGCCGAACATGTCGCGGTGCCGAAGACCCGTCGGCGGACCGCTGAAGACACCACTCCGGTCGAGAAGGCCGTGCCGCCGCGCCCGAAGCGCACCAGATGACCGTCGTCGCGCTCGATGAGGTGTTCGACTGGCTGAACACGCCGGAGGCGCAGCAGGCTGACCTGACCGCCAAAGTGCAGGGGGTCATCGATGCAGCCACAGCGTTCGTCGAGTTCGAGACCGGCCCGATCGTGCCGGTCACCTGCACCGAGACGCACAGCGGCGGCTCCCCGACGATCATCCTCGACAACCCTCCGGTCCTGACCGTCACCTCCGTCACCGAATACATCGGGACCACCGCCTACCTCCTCACCGCCGCTGAGCTCGGCGCCCCGACGAGCGTCTACTCCTACAGCCTCGACAACGCCGAGATGGGGATCCTGACCCGCCGTTTCAACGGCCTGGTCGGAAACTTCATCGGCGGCCCGAAGAACATCGAAGTGGTGTATGTCGCGGGCCGCGCGTCAGTGCCCGGTGATGTCCGGATGGCGACGCTCGAGGACATCCGCGGGCTGTTCTCCCAGACCCAGTACGGCGGGCAGTTGGCCGGGATTACGAACGAGCAGGATCAGTGGTCGGAGTCGTCACTGAATCCGATCGTCGCGTTCCCGCGTCTCGCCGCGTTGCTGCAGGGTCCGACAAGGACACCGAGCATCGCGTGAGCAGCAGCGTCCCGGACGTTCTGGACTGGCTGGTCACGCACCACCCGACGACAGTCGGTTCCGACACCTGGACGGTCAGCGACGGTTGGCCCACCGCGATCACCCCCCGACTGGTGATCGTCGGTTCGCTCACCGCGCCTTCTGTCGATCAGTCCTCGCAGATGGCGTTCCTCGGCACCCAGGCGATCGTGCTCGCCGGCGGATTGTCCCGGTTCGAGGACTACACCGTCACCTTGGAATATCGGGCACTCGGCGGCGGGACGGACCAGAAGACCCTCCGCGATGCCACGTATGCGGCGAAGGCGGCGCTGGAAGCCCTGATCAACACCGACTGGACGCTCGGCGGTCTGGTCGACGGTTGCGCGGCTGAGATGAACGCCGACGTGTTGCAACAGACCGACGAGGACGGCGCCGGTAGCGGCCGATTCGCCA